TGTACTATATTGGACGCTGGGTCAAAACTGAGTACCGTGGCAGAAAATGTTGAAGTCGCTAAACTTCCACCTTGATAAACCATTTCGTCACTCGTAAATAATCCAAAACCAGAAGAAACTACAAGATCGGTTGTTACTTTATATATGTTGCCTGTTGCAGGTAATGGAAAATTACTTAATGTTGTGGGATTAACCACCAATCCAACTTGACGATAATCGATATCAACAGGAATATATCCGTTTTCGGTACCATTAAATTCAGTCGTAAACATTACCCTTGTACAACCTAATTCAGAAACGGGATCAAAAGCATGTCCACCAATAGGGGATACAGGAGCAACAGCTGTAGCACCTATACCTAATTGTGTATTGGATGAAGTTATTGATACATTGGCGTAAGTATAGTTTGTTCCAGGATTTGTTACAATAATGTCATTAATGTGACCATTGTTTATACTACCTATGGCAGCAGTTGCTCCAGATCCATCTCCTGTAACTGTTACACTAATTACCGAATTTGCAGGATCATAACCTGATCCGGAATTGATTACGTTAATAACCTCTATGTCACCGTAACCTGCACTAGACTGAATTGGATTTGGAGTATTGGCACCAACAGGAACCGGCATCCAGTTTGAATCCATAAATTTTTGTTTTGAACCAACGTCTATGGTGTACATGAACTTCCATTTGTACCCATCTGAACCAGTATAGATATTGTTTGTTCCATAACTACCTGGTTGGAAGAAAGGTTCAACAGTTGATGGCTGGCCATTGTTATTCCAAATACATTTAAATACTTGGTCGTATCTGTTTCGGACATAGAAATTTAAAAACAATATTCCATAAGCATCCGTAACAAACATATCAATGTTATCTTGGTAATAATCGTATGTTTCTCCTGAGGTCCAATCAATTCTTTGAATGACTGGACTGATTTGATTAGAATTAACTAATTTTGCAACAAACATACTCTTAAAGATTTTTTTAATACTTTGTTGATCTTGTGTTGGTTCTGGAGGATTTGTATCGTCTGTCCAAGGATCAATATGCGATAAGAAAACATATGATGTACCAATAGGTACTGAAGCTGGAGGAGGCAAAACGGCAACAGGAGAATAGTAGATTTGCTCTACCTGAGATACTTTTGCATTATATGTAAGAAGATTTTTATTCATGATTTATTTATTAAGAGTGTGTGACTGAACAGAAAGTATTAGCTAATGTTCCATCAATACTCATATACCTTGCCATAATTGTTGAAGTTCCTGGTATTGCGTAGGTAGTTGCATTAAGTGTAGAATTAGTTGATGAAAGTCCGTGGGTAAATGTTTGGTTAGTACCCGCAGTATTAGTAATCCAAAGAACAACTTCTTTACCTGGAAGTAAACTACTTAGTGTAACTGTTAATCCTGTTGCAGTCTGTGCACGAACTACTGAATTATTTGCAAAATCAATTGTAATAGCTGTCTGTGAACTTGGATATACTGTTGGCACATAAACAAATCCTTTTTGCGGAGTAAGGTGTCCACTAAATGATACATCATCTGCATTAAATGTTGCAATTTGAACAAGTGTATTTGTTGATGCTCTTGTGTTCCAAAATTGAATCTGTGTTCCTTTGCTTGAATCACTAAAATTTTCAGAAGCAACAAAATCAATTTTGCTAGGAGAAGATGGAGTAAATTGTGTACCCGTATATCCGTTACCGGTGATACGCATTAATATATCGTTATTTTGAGTTGCTGATGGAGCTGTAACTGAACCACGAGCCATACGACCAACCAAAACAGGATAAGTGTTTTGTCCAAAACTATCAAATACTACTCTGGTTACAGTATTTGCTTTACCTGTAACTTGCAACATATAGTTTGTATTTGAAGGAGCAAAAGCCAGTGTATTATTTGATGCAGTTATTTGAACAAAAGACGTATTTTGATTAAAATTTGCATTCAAAAATTGAATAGTAGAATTTTGTGAAGTAATATTGCTTGTTATTAAATTACCAGTAACAGTTAAATCTTTATTTGTAACAATAATTGCTGTGTTTTGTAATGCTGTATTTGCAAGAGACCATGCAGATTGAATATTGGTATTTTGTGTTGCATTAACTCCACTTGCATAAGCATTTGAAAGTGATGCTGTATTTGCAAGAGACCATGCAGATTGAATATTGGTATTTTGTGTTGCATTAACTCCACTTGCATAAGCATTTGAAAGTGATGCGGTAGTTTGTTTTGTACCATCACCAAATGTAATAAATGACTGTGTGTTCATCACCAAACTATTTGAAGTCATTGAAGCAACAATATTAGCCGCAGTACCGCCACCAACAATAAATCTCATTGTCGTATTAGTTGTTACTGTTCCAATAGCTAAATTTCCACCTAATGAACCTTGTGTACCTTGAACATATATGTAACCATCCAAAGGACTAATTGCAGTACCAATGTTGTTGTATTCGTTACCAGGTTGGTAGTTTTGGTTTGCATAACCCATATCAATAAAATTGGTGGAGTCTGTACCACCAGACCCTGCGTTTGCCGTGATAACATAATCAGCAGAACCACCATCATTGTTATTAACTAAATTGGTTTGAATATAAGATTGTGCACCAGATACAAATTGAGCAACAGTATTTGGTAATGTATTTGGATTCTGACCTACATTCAAAACTTCGTTTGAATACAGGCCTTGTGCCAACACATGTGCAGTCATTTGGAATGTTGCACTTGTTGGAATATCTACACCAGCAAATAGAGTATTTGCAGTATTAGCATTAATTGTATTAATTTGAGGAAGTTGTGATATTTTTACTTGTGACATTTTTTACCCTATTAGAAGTGCTTTACCATCTTCTGTTATTAATGTATCTCCAGCCTCTGTAATTAGTTCTGGATAATATGTTGTACCAATAAATCCATCTATTCGAACCGTTGGTGTTGATACTGTTCTTTGTACTGATATGAATGAATTAACATTTTCTGATAAATTTGATGTAAGGTAGATAATTCCATTCACATAATTTACACTCTGTACTACTTTTTCAACGTTGTTTGCTACTACAATACTGTCACCAGCAAATACTATATCCATCAATGTGTATAGAGTATTGCTATAATGTCCATCATTAACTAAGTCATATGAATTCGTGACTGATTGTATATTTATGATGCTACTACCAGCATTTCCTGATGCATAAGCCACATTTGCAAAAGTTAACCAAGTGTTGTCTTTTAACACCACATAATCCATATTTGCGGCTTCTGTTAATAAATCCTCTGCGCCCGCTTCATTTAGTATATCTTCCGAGCCAGATTCGTACAACATATCTTCGGTTAAATATTGTGAAAAAACTTGAATTATTTCAGAGTGGACATTAAATCCGTTAACTGTACTTAATGATAAACTATCATTTGCAACAATGAATGTTTGTATATTCGCACCAGATAAACCAGAAAAACTAACAATATTATTACTAGCGTTTGTGTATTGGTAACTAGAAGCTGCAGAAGAACGTGTTGGTATATAATTTGTTGATGAAATACCAGATTCTAATTGTGAAGATAGAACCAAAATACCCGTATATGTCAAACCTTCTGTGTAATTAGAACTTCTAGGTGTTGTTGCTGTGTCAACTATACCAACAGACATATAACCCGTAGCGGCCGATAATGAACTTGTTAATGTAACGGTGTACCAACCATTACCAATTGAATTTATAGTAGCACCACTATATGTTCCTGCCGTTACAGTAGAAGTTGTTAAATCAAAGTTGGCATAGTTTGTTGACTGTGAAGCACCCCAAAACAACTGTACATATCTTGCACCTGTAGATTTAACAGTAAATGTTTCTGTATAATATTGTGCAGTTGAAGTAAATGTTTGTTGTAACTCAGTAGGAGCTGCACCAACAGGAGGTACAATCTCTTGTGCTGTTACCAGATTTCCACTAGGATCAACAGTATTTGCAACAGAAGTAATACTACAATTTATTTTATTCCAAACAGAATTGGTATAATCGCCAGACCACAAGGCTAAGTTTGTTCTTGCCTTTTCAGCAACCATTGAACCATAAGAACCTGGATTACCTGTGTAATATCCTAATGTATGTCCTTGTTCTACAATTCCCTCAACACTATAATTTTCATATCGACTATTGGATTTTAAAGCATAACGACCTAAAACTTTCATTCCTGTTGGATGTAGTAGGTCTAAAAGAACTTTTCTATATTTTTCAATTTCTTTTTCTACAGTAATTTCATATGTGTAATTATTGTATATTGTACTTTGTAATACGTCAAAAGAACTAGGTTGTCCGGTGGTGTCAAGGTACTGACCAGAACTTAATACCAATCCGTTCAAGAAAGAAGCAACACCTTTGGCGGTACCATCTCCATAAGTTATAACACCATTTTTATCTGCTCTGGTGTTTTTGTTATAATTAGGATAAGTGTTGTTTAATTGTACAGAAATTGATTTTGAATCAATCTTCAACGGCAAAGTATAACTAGGAGTTGAAGTATAATTGTATACTCTTAAATTATAAAGTGATTGTGATGGGTCATTAAAACTCACCAATGGAGTTATTGAATTTACAACAGCAATATATGACGCTGTATTATATGTAGCTCCTTGGTAAAGTATATCGCCTGATGTTGGTAAATTAATGTTATTCACACCAGATACTACCAAATCTTGTACTTTAAACGATACATTAGGTGTTGAAATATAATCTTCACCTGGATCATCGATATTGATTGTTGTAATTGATCCAACACGGTCTACTAATGGAGTAAATGTTGCACCAGTTCCTAAAATTCCCGTTACAACTAAAACTGCATTAGCTGCTTGAGTATTTGCAGAAGAAATACTTAAAGCTGGCAATCCATTATTGTATCCCATACCTCCTAAAGGATATGTTCCTGTTGCAGGAATATAACTAACAGAAGTAATTGCACCAGAAGAATTTACAGAAGTTACTTTAGCATTAGCTCCGTATCCTGAACCGTTTGTAAATTTAATAATATCATTAACAACATAACCAACACCACCATTTTTAATTTGAATTGGTGCTAGTATTCCTAATGTACCCAAATCTACAACAGCTGCATTATCTTGTGTTGAATAAATTGATGTTGCTGTTATACCTGGAGTTTGTGTAATACCACCGCCTCCATTTTGTACAATTACTGAAGAAATTGGATATGTGGCAAACGAAGTAAATGATAATGTGTTTGCAAAAGAAGTATTTGCATTTGACCATGAAGCATTTGCAAAGAAATAATTGTTTGCTCCAATTTGTACGGCGTGTTTTTGTCCAATGTAATCTGTAGGAATAAATGTTGCATTAGCTGTATTGGCTGCCGAAGGATCCAAACTACCAATAATTGCAATTGCTCCTGGTGCATTAGTAATACCAATTACAGTATTTGGATATGCTCTGTATCCATAGCCACCATTCTCCACTTTAATTCGTTGAATCGATCCTTTTGTGGTTGTTCCTACTTCAGCAGTTGCACCGTGTCCTGTATTAGAACTTAATCCATTATAAACAATAATTGGATCGCCTGGTTGGTATAATAATCCTCTATAAGTTGAACTTACTTTAATTTGACTAATCTGACCAACAACCTTTGCTCTGAGTGTTTGTCCGTTAAATAAAACATCTTGATTATTAGTATCAACAACTCGTACAAATTCACCAGATTGAAACAAACGTTCAATATTGGAGATGAATATTTCTGTTTTTGTTCCAGAAACTACAGAATTTTCAATAGTAGCAATAGATTTGGTTGTTTCACCAAAGAGTCTTAAATTGTTAATATTTAAAAAATTTGGATCATCAGTAGCTAATTTAAGACTTTTAGCCACATACCATTTACCAGCAGAAGCTCTTAGTACGGCATCTTTAGTATAAAAGAAATCAACTTCAGAGTTATATAATACTTTAAACAAAAATTGATATGATGCCGGAGTACCTTTTGATTGATATAACTCTTTTGCTATCTTAATTACTTTTTGTTTATCAGCAAGTATGTCTTTTGGAAAATAAGAAAGAAAATCATTGTAATAGTAGTCCAAAAACTCAGCAGTTGTTTCATCAATATCTTTATAATTTAAGATGTTCTTTGATCTGTCGGTAACATTTCCATTTTGTTCCATCCACTCATAGTATGCTTGTAAGAACAATACAAAATTACCATATGCAGGATCGTCCCGAACAAATTCAGGAAGTTGAGAAGATATTAGTAGTGAAGTTTTTTTACCAGAATCTATCATGAGGTTTTAGCAATAACGTTGACAATGACAGCAGTTGGATCATAAGGATCGATTGTAATAATTCTATTATATGTAGATGATATAATGGACGTTGTTGGTTTTGCTGTAACAGTAAGTTGTCCTAATGGACTATCAACATCAATTGGACTAAAAGCATTAAGTGTAATTACGCCAGCGGTATAATCAATTGTACCAATATTTGAAATGAAAACTGTTTTGACTTGACTGGTATTATTGTAATATGATCTCAATGAACCATATCGGCCTTGAAGGTTAACTACTGCTGCACCTAATTGGCCTGTTGTATCTCCATCAGCAGGAGTTATAATTGCTATAGCACTAGTATAGTTTACACCAGCAGTATCCACAACAATATTTTTAATAGAACCGCCACTCATAACAGCGTGAGCAGTTGCGCCTGTTCCGTCACCTAATATTGTAACGGTTGGAGAAGATTGATAACCAAAACCAGGATTAATAACTGAAATTGTATCTACACCGACTGTTGTGGAAGGAAGTTCTTCGATAAAAATACCATCAATGACGTTTGCAAGGTTTGTTGGATCCCTAAATTGTGTAGCAGGAGAACTACTAACTCCACTTAAAAATACACCTTTTTCTAATGGTGTATTATAGTACAAATTGTAGGTTGTTGGTACAGTTAAATTAGGAAAGAATTTCTTTTGTACTTGAATATCATATTCAGAAGTAATAATCGAACTATCGTATGACTGAATGGTATTTAATAATTCGTAAGCATTAAAGGTTGAATTAAATGTATTCAAAGATGTTGCAGCAAAGGATCGAACTGATGCTTGAATTCCAGTTTCAATTTGTGATGCTGTTAATGATGTCTTGGATGGATCATAATAAACATTTAAAGTCAATTTAAGGTAAGTGTAATCTGGATCAACAATAGTTGGTGTTACAGTCAATACAGAAATAGGTTTAATTACTTCTGAGATAATTCTTTGTTTTTGTGTTGATGTTAGATTATAAGAACCTGTAGGTTTCAATGAAACAAAAACTTGACCATAGACAGGAGGATCATTTTGTTCTCCGCCCCAAACGTTAACAGCATCAAAAGAAATACCCAGAGTATTTTGTTGAATGGCAGTAATGTAATCGTTTTTACTTACAGCACGACCTTGTGCCGCAAAGGATTTAGGTGCTTGAAACTTAATAGAAGCAATTGATTCTTTATCACCGCCTTGTGAAGCGGATGTAATTGGAAATATTGTGTTATTTGAATAACCGGATACTGTGTCCATCAAAACAAAGTTATTGGCACCAGCAGCAGATAAACCTTGTGTTACAATGTACTTTAATGTAACAATATTACCATCAACCAATTGTTGACCTAAGATTCCATCACCAAAAGTAACTTGGTACAAACCGTTTACACTTTCTTGTAAGAAGTATACGGTATCACTACCTGTCAATGTTAAAAAAGATGTTGCTGGAGTAAATAATTGTTTTGATCCGTTGGTAGATGATACTTGAACAGTAACATCCAAAGATGTTGTATCAATATTAATTTCTGGTATTTCAAAAGTACAAGTTGGATTTGCAGTTAAATCTACTGTAAATGAAATTGTTGTTGGTATACCTTGTTTAAGTGTGACACCATTGAAATACGCTGTTTTGTTGGTTGTGTTTACTGTTTTAGAATCTGATACTACAAAATTATAGTTTATACCATCAATTGCCTCTGACATAAAACTTGTAAACTTTGGTAGTGTCAAAGATGCATCATTAACTTGATTTACTTTTAGATTGATTGTTGCTGATGGAGCAATTGCTGATTTGGGTACATAACCTAATGTTTTTGCTTGAGAAACAACAGAACTTCTTTGTATGGCAGTATCCAAGAACATCTCATTACCAACCATGTTCAAGTAGAAGGCATTATATTGAGTGTTATAAGCTAAAATGTCCAAGAGTGTAGACAAAGCAGAACCATCATAATTATAATCTTTTAATGTGTCTTGTGATTGTAAAAATGTTTTTAGATTGGTTTTAATTGTATTAAAATCCAATTCTGTCAATTGAACATTAGAGTTAGCGCCTGCCATCTTATCTGTTTCTCTCTAAAAGAAGTGTTACTGTTGTTGGTAGTGTAGCGTTTTCTATATAAAATGTTAAAGTAACATTGTATGCATTATTGTCTGGTTGTGCATTAACCTGTACACTTTGTATTAATGCTCTTGGTTCGTAATTCTCTATTGTAGTTTGAATTTCTCTTTCAAGTGCTGCTGAAGTTAATGGAGAAATCATTTCAAACAACAAAGCATCTATATTTGAACCTAAATCAGGATTAAAAGGTCTTTCGTAGTGCTTGGTCAGAAGTAGATTGCGAACTGAACGAATTACCGCTTGACTATCATAACTTAAAGCCACATCTGCCGTTACGGGTTTTTTCGTAAATGTAAAATCTATATCAGAATATATTTTTGTTATGTTTGCCATCTTTTATTTATCTGTGTTCTAGGACTAAAATCGCTTTCCGGACTCCTGATTTTGCGAGGAGAATTTTTGGGGCCGGAACGAAAAATTTCGAATTTTCCTTATACTGGTGGTCCTGTTGTACCGTTACCAGGTTGAACGCCGGAATGTACATGGCTATCCAAACTCTTACCTCCACCAACTACATCACCTGTAGCAGTTACAGAACCAATAATATTGATATTACCAACAGTAGTGATATCACCACCAGAACCTTGACGTCCAGCAGATATTCCACCACCAACATATTCGTGTCCTGTTATATTAATGTTGCCGGTCTGATATACATCACCAGTCAAGTCAAACTCTGAAGCCTTGGCAATAAATTTACCACCAATTTGCATATTGACATCTCCGGCAACATTCCAATTTACACTTCCATCAACTTTCTGTGTGGCATCACCTTTAACATATATTCCAGCATTACCATCAACGGTAATATTACATTGTCCTTTGACATGTACATTATTATCTTTGATAAAAATTTCATAGTTTTCACCAGAAACTTTCGTAACTTTACTTCCGTCTGGTGCAATCTCAAAGAAAGTACCTGCTTTATGTGATAACTGGATTCTTTCCGCACCTGGAGTATCATCTAATTCAAATACATGGCCAGATTCAGTTTCGGTAACTCTGTTATATGGTGGCTTAGTGGCATATTGCGACTTAGGTTCACTCCAGGAACCACCGGATGCAGTCGAAACACCAGTATCTAGATTGTCATTGTGTTGTTGAATAATCGTCTGGTCGATCTTCTCATTACGATATAGGCGGCTAGTTGTTGGTTCACCTATTGGATAATGTGTTCCAGCAGAAAAACCGGTCGATGTGTTTGGTCCACTTTGTGGTATTCCTGGAAATACACCTAATATTACTGGTGCTTGGCCTGATTGACCATCACTAAAGAAACCAAAAGCAAAATCACCGACCAATGGAGCACCATTAATCATTGTGGTATTAGGAGATATTGCTGGTGTAGCCCATGGTAAATCTTCTACAGGCATCTCTTGCATATTTTCTGTATGCCAACCAAAGATTCTGACCTGTACACGACCTAGATGTAACGGATCCTCACGGGACTCAACTACACCCATCCACCAATTAAAACCATCTTTTCCAATAAAATTCTGCATTATGAGTCAATCGCCTGTTTCTGTGCCGCACTATCATTATTAATTTTTGAATAAGCAGTAGGTGAACTATCTTTGGCCAATTCAAGAATCGTTTGATAAATTCCCTGTGGTTGTATGATGTGTCTAACGGCAGTTACCAAATATTTACCAGAATAAAACTTATCCAAATCTTTTGTAGATGATGTGGGTTTTAATGTTAATAAATTAAAATCTACTGTTCGACCTGCGGTTATACCTGGATCACCAGGAATGGATGCTTTTAATGTTGTGTAATTTGCTAAAGAAATTTGAGCTGTTCTATTGGGTACATAAGTTTCAGCATAAATGTCTTTAGCAACTCCTGCTTCTTTTTCTTTGATGTATGGAACATTTTGTTGGTTTGAATTTCCAATCAAAACCTTCAATACACCATCATATTCTTGGTTCTCAGTATTACCTAATCGATTCTTTAAAGTATCAGGAACACCACCTTTATTCAAAGTTTCTGCTTGACCTTTAAAGGTGTTATAATCAAATTTGGTTGTTTTGTATGATCTGGTAATTGGATCAATTGAAATCAACTTATTGGCCATTGTTCCTGAACTAATCTCGTTTAACATATCAAAAGGTTTACCAATCTCATACTGTAATACACTTATTGTTTTTTCTTGTAGTGGCTGAATTTTACTGTCTAAATTCTTTGCCTCATACTTATATGTTGCATAAATGTCATCACTAAACATGGATTGCAAAGACCTAAAATTGTAACCATTTTTTGTTTCAAAAAATAACATATCGGCACCAGGATATGTTTGTGGTCTGGCGTATGTAGATACCCAACTAATTGCTTCAAAAGGTTTCATTCTTGGAATAACAAAATCATATACACCCATAGTTTC